GGCGGAGACGGCACAGATAAAGGAAATAAAAACGGGTCTGAACCGGGAAAAGATAACGGTAAAGAGCCGAATAAACAGGACCCTGCAAAGCAGGAGCCTATTGAATATAACTTAAATGTTCCGGAAGGATTAAAAGCCGTAGAAAGCGAAGTTGCTAAATTTAAAGAGCTTGCAAAAGGTATGAATTTGAGTAATGAACAAGCCCAGAAAATGTTTGACTTTATAGGAAGTCAAATAAAGTTCTCCGGTGATAAGGCATTACAAGAGTTTAAGACTTGTCAAGAGCTTTGGACAAAGCAATCTAAAGAGCAATTTACGGAAGAACAGATTGGCAATGCTGTTTTTGTAGCTAAAAAAGTAGGCGGAGACAATTTTGTGAAACTTTTGGACGATTTGGGAATAAGTAACAATCCTTTGATTATCGGATTTTTGTCGGAAGTATCAAGACATTATATGAACGACAAGACGATAACAGGAAAACCGAGTGCAGGAGAAGTCAGTTTTTCTGAAAGAGTAGAAAATTTTTACAACAATAAACAATAAGGAGAAAAGAAAATGGGTATAAAAGATTTTGAATGTCTCACTCTTGCTGATATAGCTTCAAGAAGTGAAACAAATAAGATGGATATAACAAAAGATATTGTTGAAATGTTAAACAAAGAAAATGCAATCTTTGACGATATGTTGTGGAGACCGGGTAATATGGGCGGTGGCCACAAATATATTATAAGAACAGGGTTACCTAAAGCAACTTGGACAAAATTGTATCAGGGTGTTCCTCACTCAAAGTCTACAACAGCTCAAGTAACAGAAACTTTCGGCAGACTTGAAACTGCAAGTCAGATAGATGTTAGACTTTATGACCAAGTAAAGAACCCTACACAATTAAGATATTCGGAAGATATTGCTTGCAAAGAATCTTTGTATCAAAGTTTGGCAACAGCAATATTTTATGAAAATCAAAGTGTAAACGAAGAAAGAATTACAGGTTTGTCTCCAAGATTTAATGACAAAACAAATGCAAAAAACAAAGTTAATGTTTTGGATGCCGGAGGAACTTCTGCTTATAACCGTTCAATATGGTTAGTAGGTTGGGGCGAAGAAGGTGCTTTCGGTATTTATCCTGACGGTGATACAGGTGTAGCAGGACTTACTATGAAGAACAGAAAAGATTTTACTGCTTTTGATTCTAACAATAATCCTTATACCGTAGATAGAACTGAGTTTAAATGGAATTGTGGTTTCTGTTTGAAAGATTGGAGAAAAGTTGTAAGAATTGCAAATATTGATAAAGCAAGTTTAAAAACAGCAGGAACTGTTAATGATACTTGTGCAGACCTTGCTTGGTTTATGGATAAAGCACTTGATTCTATAATTGCCCCAAGTAATGTTAGACTTGCTTTTTATATGACAAGAGAAACTCTTTCTGCATTTAAGAGCCAAATTAAAAAGAAATCAAATATTTACTTTACAATAGGTGAATATTTAGGAAGATTAAGAGTTCCTTCTTATCAAGGAGTTCCTATAAGAATTGTGGATGCTTTAGATGTAGACGAAACACAGGTTCAATAAAATTAGAAAAATTTTTATAAGGAGATAAAAAAATGATATTAGACAACAGTTTAATTTTTTCTGAAGAGCAGGACATAAAAGCAATTAGCGGTTCTTCTACCGCTGTTGCTTCAACAAATACTTGTGTTGTAGGTAAAGCTGATTTTGGTTATAAAGGAATGTTTTTAGTTGTTAAATTAAAAGAAGCTCTTTTAGCAGCTAAGACAAACGGCGGTGCAGACGGTTTAACAATAAAGGTTGAAGCTTGTGATAACAGTGCTTTTTCATCCAATGTTGTAACTTTAGCCGAAAAGCAAATGAGTGTTGATTCCGCTATGGCAGAAGGAACAGACTTAGCAAAATTTTTGTTAAGAGATTGTAAAGGTTTGAAGTATATCAGAGTAACTTACAAAGGCGACGGAACCTATGTAAAAAATGACTCACAAACAACAATAAAAGTATCTGCTTTTATGGCAACAGATATACCTACAGAATAAAGTCTGTTTTTAATAATGTAAGAGGGGCTATTATCAGAATTAGCCTCTCTTACATAAAAATAAAAGGAGAATGCAAATGTTATTTATAACTAAAAAAGATTGTTTTCATAACGGAAGATTTTATTATGAAGGTGAACAAGTAGAGTGTAATTGTAAGTTTTGCAAAGAAGGTAAAGTAAGTTATTTTGAACCGATTCAATCGCCTGATAAAAAAGAAGCACCTAAAGAAAAAAAGATAAAACAAGAAGTAAAAAACGAAAAAGTTAAACCTGAAGAAGTAAAGGCAGAAGAGACTCCTGTAGAAAATGTTTCACAAGAAACAATTTCCGACGAGAAAGAAGAACTTATAGAAAAAGAAAAAATGATAGCCGAACCGAACAAAGAACAAGTAAAACAAAAAGCGAAAGGTAAACAGAAAATTATAATAACAGATTAAAAAAGTAGGTGGTATATGGAAAAAAAAGAGAAACCGAAAAAGAAATATTTTTATCCATATAAAAGAAAGACCACTCGTGTAAGATATGACGAATGTCCTGATATACAGGAACAATTTAAACCGTATCTTGAAGCGGCTGACACTTGCCAAACAATAAAAGTTGATATTCCTTATACTGCAAGGGCGGTGCAAGCCGATATAAAAAAACATCTACTTGAACATAGATTTTGTGTTTTGGTTGCACACAGACAAATGGGTAAATCCGTTTGTTTGGTTAATTATATGATAAGCGAAGCATTTAAGACAAAATACCAAAATGCAAGATATTTTTATGTAGCACCGTTTTTAAAACAAGCCAAAATGATTGCTTGGGATAACTTTAAATTCTTTTTAAAAGATGTTCCGGGTGTAAAAATAAACGAATCCGAACTTACAATCCTATTACCTAACGGCTCAAAGATATTTTTGATTGGGTCCGATAATCCCGATTCTATGAGGGGTTCTTATGCAAATGGTGTTGTCCTTGACGAATATGCTATGGGAAAAGATATTTTTGACGAGATTGTCCGACCGATGTTACTTAATACAAACGGTTGGGTAGTGATACCGTCAACTCCTAAAGGGCAAAACCATTTTTATAAGTTATGGCTTAAAAGTCAGTCGGGATTAAAAGATTGGTGGGGCGGGATGTATACCGCAAGAACAAGCGGAGTTATTTCCGAAGAGGAACTTAAAAGCATTGAAGAGCAAAGCACAAAGAATATGTTTAGACAGGAATACCTTTGTGATTTTATGGCTTCAAGCGACGATATTTTAATTAAGTTGGATGAAGTATATGTTGCACAACAAAGGCAATACAGACTTGAAGAGATTGCTCACAGTGCCGTTATTATAGGTGTAGATTGTGCAAGATTCGGTAACGATAGAACAGTAATATCTGTAAGAAAAGGGTTACAGGCTTTTCCTTGCAGATATTATCAAGGACTAAAAACGGAAGAGATAACAGACAGAGTTATAGAAGTTATAAAAGATTTCGGATATGACGGAATATGTATAGACCAAGCATTCGGGTCAGGTGTAATAGACAGGCTTAGAGAGTTTGGATATAACAATGTTTACGAAGTTAATTTTAATATGGCTTCCGGAGACGACCATTATAAAAATAAAAGAAGTGAAATGTGGGGCAAAATGGCTGAATGGATAAGAAAAGAAGGAGCAATACCTAACGACAGTGATTTAACAGAAGAGTTGACAGCGGTTCATTACGGGTTTAGCGGAGTGGACCAAATAAAACTTGAAGGAAAAGATGTTGTTAAAAAGAGATTAGGTAAAAGCCCTGATGTTGCAGACAGTTTAGCTTTAACATTTGCTTTTGATATACGGAAAAGAGACAGTTTGGAACAAGGCGAAAATGAATTTGCCGACAATAATTATGATTATTTAGAAGTATAACAGCTTTAAGCTGTTCAACGGAGGAGAAATGTTTACAGCACTTGCATTAGGAGCATTGGTAAGTTTAGCTACCGGTATATACGGTAAATATTCAGCCGATAAACAAGCCGGTGAAATGAGAGATATAGCAAAAGAAGAAGCAAAACAGAAGGAAGAATTGTTAAAAGCACAAGGACCGAAGCCGACTGAGAGTAACGAAACATATACAGGGTTACTCGGTAAAAGGGGCGAGATGTTTAAAAGAGGATTGATGTCAACAATAAAGACTTCAAATTTCGGTTTATTAGATACACAAACAGCAGGAAAAACTAAATTGGGGATGTAATTATGAGAGTAGATACAGCAAAAACAGTTTATAGAGATATTGAAAAAAACAAAGAAAATTTTAAAAGCCATTGGGAAGATTTATCTCAATTTATGGCACCGACAAGAGGTGTTTTTGATAAAGACAAAGATTCTTCCAACGACAGAAAAAAGACAAATTATAAAAAACTTATAAACAACACGGTATTTCTTGCTATAGATACATTAGCGGCAGGTATGCTTAACGGACTAACTTCGCCAAGTAGAGAATGGTTTAAACTTACAACGGCTTTAAGTGAACATTTAGAAGTTGCACAGTGGGCTAATGAAATAAAAAAGAAAATGGAACATATTTTTCAGAGGTCCAACTTTTATAATACTTTACACAATATTTATCAAGAATTAGAAGTTTTCGGAACAGGTTGTTTTATAATAGACCACGATTTTAAAAATGTTATTAACTGCACACAATTTACAATAAACGAATATTCTATAGCTTACGATACCAAAGGCAGACCTAACATTTTCGGCAGGGAATTTATGATGACCGCTCAACAAATGGTTGAAGATTTCGGGTATGAAAACGTAAGCGATAGTGTAAGAAACAATTACGATAATCAAAAATATTCTACTCCCTATAAGGTTTATCATTTAATTTGCGAAAACAAAAACAGAGACAAAAGTAAAAAGGATAATAAAAACTTTAAATATAAAAGTGTTTATTGGCAGAAAGGAGAAGATAAGTTTTTAAAAGAAAGCGGATATAATTATTTCCCCGTTGTTGCTCCGAGATATGCCGTAAACAGTTCCTGCGATACTTACGGATATGGTATAGGAGACAAAGTTTTAGGCGACTTAAGACAGTTACAAAAAATGGAACAGGTAAAACTGATAGGATTACAAAAAACGGTTGAACCTCCGCTTGCCGTATCAAGTGCCGTGCAAGGTAAAATAAATGTTGCACCGAACGGAATAACAAGATTTTCAGGACAGACAGACAGTGCAATATATTCTTTATATAAAGGGCAAATAGATTTACAGTCAATATCTTTAGAAATTGAGAAAGTGCAAAAAAGAATACTGAATAATTTTTATTACGATGTATTTTTAATGTTGACTTCTCAAGAATATGCAAGAATGACGGCGACCGAAGTTGCAGAAAGACACCAAGAAAAACTAATGATGTTGGGACCTGTATTACAGAGATTAAACAGTGAATTGCTTGACCCGGCGATAGAGATAACTTTTAACATTATGCTTGAACACGGACTTATACCGGAACCGCCTGAAATATTAGACGGCGAATCTTTAAATGTGGAATATGTTTCTATAATTGCACAAGCTCAAAAAGCACAAGGTATGAGTGAATTGAATCAAATTATTGCTTTTGTAGGACAAGTTGCACAGGTTAGCCCTGAGACTTTAGACACTATTGATTTTGACGAAGCTGTATATACTGCTGTTGATAAAATAGGGGCAGACCCGAAAATTATAAGAAGCAAACAACAGATAGAAGCAATAAGGCAACAAAGAGCTTTACAGCAACAAAAGCAACAAGAACTTGCAAATGCTAATGCAGAAGCTGACACAATGGAAAAATTGAGTAAAGCAAATATGAGTGAAGAAAATGCTTTAACGGCTATTACCGAAGGTATGCAATAAAGATTGTATAAGGTTAATGAGCTTGATTATAAGTTTTTCAAGCTGTTTAAGTAAATAGTTTAAAAGATAGTAACGAGGCTGATTAGGAAACATTTTTAAATTATAGATTATAACAAAGAAAAATAAAAGAGGTTGTTTATGTTAGACATAATAAATACTGCTTTAAATTATTTAGGTGAAGACAGCATTACTTCCGTAGACGAGAAAAACGATAAGGCAAGGAAAGCAAAACAATTTTATGACATTTCAAGAAAAGAATTGTTAAGGAAACAGGATTGGGGTTTTGCTCAGGAAGAAGTTAAATTAAATAAACTGCCTAAAGAAAATTATTTAGAAAGAAGATTCGTTTATGCTTATCCGGAAAATGCTTTGTTTATAAAAAAGATTTTTAATGACGAGTGTATAAGATTAAGAAGAAATTTTGAATACAGGGTTGCTTTTTTTAATTCTCAAAAAGTTATTTGCACAAACGAAACAGAAGCCAAAGCGATTATTACAAAAGATATACAAGATACAACTTTGTTTGATGTTACTTTTAAAGAAGCACTTGCTTATTTGTTGGCAAGTAAATTAGCAATGGCTTTAACCGGAAATACGGAAATGTTTAAAACAACATTAGCACTATATCAGGCTGCATTAGACGGAGCAACACTTGTAAACAAACAGGAGGAACCGACTATTGCAAAGTTTGAAAGTGATTTTATCAAGGTTAGGTAGGTTAATTATGGCACTAATAAAAGATTTAAAAGGAAGTTTTGTAGGCGGACGAGTAAGCCCGACATTACAAAACAGGATAGATTTACAAAAATTTAATACTTGGCTTAAAGAAGCTAAGAACACAAAGATACAGCCCGAAGGCGGAATAAGTAATAGAGCAGGAACCATTTTTGTAGGTAAAGCAAAAGCCGAAACATTGAGATTGACTTTTAATATAAATGTGAGTGCAACGGTAACAATTAACGGAATAAGTAAAACTGGAACGAGTGTATATTTTGATTTGGCAAGAGGGTCTATTTATGAATATACGGTTAATTCCGCAGGGTATAAAGCAGAAGAGGGAACTGTTTATTTATCAGAAAATAAAGTTGTTAGTGTTACACTTGAAGAAGATTCTACTCCTTGCACTTTAACAATTACTTGTGAAACTACCGGAGCAACTGTAAAAATAAATAATGTTGAACAACTTTCTTATACAGGTGTTGTCGGCGAAGAGGTAAGCTGGGAAGTGTCAAAAGAAGGTTACAAAACAGAAAAAGGAAAAGTTATTTTAACAGAAGATATAGAAATTCCAGTAACATTGGAAGAGGTTACCACCGCAACACTTACAATAAATGCAACTCCGAATAATGCAGACATAAGTTTAGTTATAAACGGAGAAACATATTCATCACAAGGACAAATATCAAAAGTTTTAAATACCGGAGATTCTTATACATATACTGTAAGCTGTAACAATTATGTGCAAGAAACAGGAAGTGGAGAAATAGAAGAAGATACAACGATTAATGTTGAATTACAAGTGCATATAATGACAATAAATAATATTGCTTCAACAGGGTTACAAAACAATGTGCAAGAGCTTGCTTCGTATAAAATAAATAAGACAGGGAATTATTCAATAAGCATAAAAGGTGAAGGTTTTAATATGACTGTTAATAATAATTCTGTTAAAGTAAAAGGCGGAACAGCGATAGGAACTATTAGTTTAACAAAAGGGGCTACTGTTTACTTTAAAGCTATTAAAGGTGGAACTGCAAATTATGCGACAGGCGGTTGCGGAATAGGTGTTTGGGTAGGTAGTGAATGTATATTAGCTGTTGGTGGAGCAGGCATACAATTCGGTAACAGCGGAGGCGGATATAACGGAGGAGCAAAAGGATATTTTTCAAGATACAATCCGGGTATTGGCGGGCAAGAAATGCAGGATTCGTCTGCCGGATATAGTTATAACGGGAATACAGGAACAAACCAAACACCTAATAACGGTTGCGGAGAAGGATATTCTTTTAATAGCGGATTGTATGGGTTCCAAATGCGGTCTTATGGCGGTAGCGGATATGTTAAGAGTGAATACAGTTCAAATTTCACTTTAACGGCTGCAAATAACAGTGAAAAAGGGTTTGTTCAAATTTCGTTTGTAGATTAAGTATGGAGAGTTTATGAGATTAATACCATTTGAATTTAATAACCAACAAACATATATTTTGGAGTTCGGGAACCTTTATATAAGAGTATGGAAAAAAGGTTCAAGTGTTCCGGTTGAAGTTACCGGAGACATTCCTTATACAGACGAAGATATTGAAAATATTGATTATGTGCAGAAAGGAGATGTTGTATTTTTAGTTGACGGAAACCATAGACCAAAACAGCTTGAAAGACATTCTGAAAGCGATTGGCAATTAGTAAATTATGAATATACAAACGGACCGTTTAAAGAACAAGACAGCGATATAAAAGCTATCTTTACCAAAATTGCAACTAATTATTTTGTTGATACTAATTGCGGAAATGCGAAAGATTATCATTTTTCAAGTAAAGATGTAGATAAAATTTTTAATATAGAAACTTTTTTTAATGCTCAAACTTTGTATGAAAACAATGCAGGAACAGGAAGCAAAACAAGTGCAACTATTTTAGTTGGCGATTCGTGGAGCTTTACAACAAAAGGAACTTGGGCAGGAACAGTTAAAATACAAATAAGTAATGATAATGTTGTTTGGAGAGATTATAAAGTTATAAGTTCTACGACTGCTAATAATAATCAGGAAGGGTCTTATAATGCAGCTTTAACAGGAGAGTTTGACGATATAGTTTTTGTAAGAATAGTAACAAATTTAACTTTTAATTCTTACTTTCAATTTACATTTCAAAGTATAGGTTTTTATGAAAATATTTCTTTTAAGATTTTAGAAGTTTTTTCACAAACGAGAGCAAAAATATCAGTAACGGACAAAATAGGAAATGCAATATTAGAGTTTGCAAACAACTATGATGTAAATAATCCGTTGGTATACACTAATGCGGAACCTTTACAGGCGAGTGCTTGGGAAGACGGAGCATACCCGAAACATATAACCTTTTATCAGGACAGGTTGGTTTTTGCAAATACTAAAAATTATCCGTTTACTATTTGGGCTTCGGAGACTTCCGATTATTATTCTTTTAAAATTCATAGTGAATTATTAGACAGTGATTCTATTCAAACAAATGTAGTAGGCGACGGATTAAATGAAATTACAGCACTTGTAAGTTTAATGAGTTTAATAGCTTTTACCGAAAACGGAGTATTTAGGACCGGTATAGATGTATGGAATGCAACTGAAAATTTTGCATTAACAAAACAATCTAAAGGCGGAGCTTGTGCGGTAAGACCGGTAACAATAGATAATTCGTGTATATATGTAAGACCGACAAAAGATAATATAAGAGATTTTTATTATCAATATCAAATAGACTCTTATGCAGGTGAACAACTTGATATATTGGCAAGAGATTTATTTGAAAACAGAAAAATAAAACAGTTGGCTTATCAAGAACAAGACAAAACTATTTGGGTATTATTTGAAGACGGAACAATGTGTTACTGCTGCTATATGAAAGAGCAGGAAATATTAGGGTGGAATAAGTTTGAAACAAGCGGGAAAGTGGTAAGTATAGCAACGATAATGAGTGATTTTAACGATACTTTATATTTGGCAGTAGAAAGAGAATCAGGAATATGTATTGAAAAACTTGATAAGAGATTAAATTCTAAGGATATAAAAGACCAAGTGTTTTTAGATTCTGCAATTGTTTTTACAAACGGCGGACAATATTTTAATACAATTACCGGACTTAGCCATTTAGAAGGACAGTCTGTAGATGTATTAGCTGACGGATTCGTAAAAAAGAATGTAACAGTTGTAAACGGAACAATAACACTTAACGAGTTTGTTACAAAGGCAATAGTCGGTTTAAGTTATGAAACATTAGTAGAAACACTTGATATAAATTTTGCAGGACAAGGACAAGATACAAAAGCACAAAAGAGAAGACTTATAAAAGCGGATTTAGAATTTATAGACAGTTGTGATGTAGAGTGCGGAACAAGTAACGGAAAAATTGACGAGATAATATTTAGAGAAGATGAACCGTTAGGACAGGCGGTAGGATTAAAGACGGAATGTAAGAGTATAAATTTTACTTCCAATTCCGCAAAGAAAACACATATTGTAATAAGACAGAATAAACCGTTACCGTTTACGGTAGCAAATATAAGTTGCAGTTTATCAATAGGAGATAAATAAAATGGCTAATGTAGCGATAACGAACAATCACAAAAAGGCTTTAAGTTTAGGCGGAGCTTTGTCTGTTATAGGCGGAGGAATAAATACAGGTTCTATAGTAGGACAAGGTTATGCAACAGGCAATTATTATGACGGAGTTGCAAGACATTATATATTACAGCAAGAATTGAATAAACAAATAACGGCAAACCAAATAAATTATGATTCGCAGAGTGCGGCTTATAGAATAAGGTCGGTAATGAATAGAGGTGAACAGTTATTTGCAAAACAAAAAACAGGACTTGCAAGAGCAGGAGATTCTACAGGAAATACAGCCCGTGCAATTATTAAAGACAGTGCAAGAAAGCAAGCCGAAGATATTGCAATGATTCAATATCAAAATGAGTTATCCGCTTTTGAAAGAAACAGACAAATGATGTTGGAAAATATATCGCTTGAAGCTGAAAGTAAAATGGCAAAAGTTGCCGGAAACAATGCGAGAACGAGCGGACTTATTAACGGAATAGCAAGTTTTTTACAGACTGCCGGAAGTGTGGCGGGATATTGGTATGGAAATAATTATAGCGGAGTAAATAAAGGAATAAGTTCTATAGGTGGCGGAAATACTTGGAATAGTAATGCAAGATTAATAAACGGAAAAATTGTAGGAGTATAAAAAATGGCAATAAGAATACCGACTTATGAAAGACAAATAGAAGCACCACAGCAGAAAGCGGCGACTACACAGGTAACACAACCTTTAAGGCAGGGTTACGGTGAAGAAGTGCATAATGCTGTAGGTAATTTAGGGAAAGCGATACAGCAAATAGGACAAGAGTTTGTAAGAGTTCAAATAAATAACGATAAAAACAAATTTTTAATTGCCGAAAATAATATCAAACTATCTTTTAAGAAAAAACAATTAGAGTTGGAGCAGGCTAATTCTATTGAAGAATACGACAAACTTTCAAAAGATTATTTAGAGAATGTTCAAAAAGATACTAAAGCATTTTTAGGAGACAGAGTAAACGGAATATACGAAGAACGATTTTTAAAACCTATGTATGAGAGTATGAAACTTGATTTAGAAATAGGCAAAACGGGATTAGCAAGAAAAATAAATTTACAGGATTTAGACCAGCTTATAGATACAAGCACAAATAATATAGTGTCGGCACTAAGCCCGGAAGAGATTTTATTGCAAAGAGATATAACAATAAATGCAATAGAGATGTCTCCGCAAGATATGGTTACAAAAGAAAAGTTGATAAATAAAGCGAATAAGAAAGCCGATGTTGCACAAGCTTATAGAATGGCAGAACTTGACCCGAAAAATGCCGTTGCCGATTTAATGAGTAAAGATAAATATTTAAGTTTAAGCGGAGAAGAAAAAAAGGCACTTGCACCAAAACTTGAACGAATAATAAATACAAACGAACAGACAGAGTTATATAACAGTGCAATGGATAAATACAGAGACGATGTTACCGGAAAAACAGATTTTCAGGCTGCTATAAAATATGTTTCCGGACAGAAAGATTATAACCCTAAAAATAAAAATGCAGTAATAAGTATGATTAACGGAGAGTTTACAAAAGAACTTAATTTAGCAAGAAAAGAATATAACGAACAAAAACAGATTTTATTAAATAATGCTTATGAGGTTATGTTAAATAACGGTGATATTTCCGGAGCGATTAAAGATATACAAAACAGCGATGTATTGTTACCTACTGATAAAAAAGCAATTATTGATAAATTGACAAGTGTATCAAACAAAAAGAACAAAGCTGATAATCCTTTTGTAAAAACAGATTTAACGGAAAAAATTGTAACCGGAGAAATAAACAACGAGAATGATATTTTAACGGCTTTTTTAAAAGGTGAAATAACAAATACAACAAAAACAGCTTTGACAAGATTATTAAAAGTTTCGCAAACTCCGAATCAAAATATACTTAAAAATGCTATAGCACAATTAAAAAAATCGTATAACAACGGAGTTTTAGGAACAACACCGGCAGAGGCGAGAGGACTTTCCGAAAGTATTTTACAGGTATCAAATATGTATCAGGAAGCAGTAAGTAAAGGTAAAAGCACACAAGAAATACAAGATTTGTTGTCGCCTGAAAATATACAGAAAATTGCCGAAACAAACAGACCGACATTGGACGAAAATGTAAAGGAGATACAAAAACAGGTAACAAAGAAAAATGACGGTAATGTTTTAAATATTGATATAGATGTTGAACAAGACGATAAAAACGGAGATATTTTAGGATTAGGTATATAAATATGAACTATACTGAATTTTCAAAACAAATTAAAGAAAAATATCCATATTACAAAAATGTTGACGATAGGGAGTTGGCACAAAAAATAGTAGAAAAATATCCCTATTATAAAGACAAAGTTACTTTTGACGACAATGAAAATAAAACGACTGTCGGCGAAGTTGTAAAAAATATGTTTGCACCGGTTACGGAAGCAGTAAGTAATGTTGCTGATTTTGCAAGTGTTAAACCGTATAACAATAATGTTACAGAAAAGAAACAACCCGAATTAAGAGCAAGAACAGCACAAGATGACAATGCAAAAGTTATATATGAACCTAACGGCTTTGATATTTTAGGAGAAAAAATTGCCGTAGCAAGTGCGGCAGATAAAGGAGCGACAACAACAAAAGATTTAGAGGATATAAAGAAGAAACAAAATTTTGCAATGATGACCGCAGGAGTTGTTCCGTTTGTTGCAGGCGGACAAATGAGTGTCGGCGGGCTTGTAATACTTGAATCAATACAGCAGGCAAAAAATTATTTTGCTTCCAAGATAAAAGGAAAGAATTATGATTTTATGGCTTATGAGAACCTTTCTTCTTTACTTCCGGATAATACACCTTCTGTAATAAGAGTAGTAAGCAGTTTAGCGGAAATGGTTACTGATTGTGTCGTTGCAGGGAAAGTTGAAAGTGCAGGAGTAAAATTTCTTGTAAATGAAGCGGTAAACAGATTAGAAAATAGAATGATAAAAGCGGGATATGACGAAGCACAAACAAAAACGGCAACAGATAATTTAAAGAAAAAGATTGTAGAAAGAGTAACAGGATTAAGAGAAAAAGACGGACAAATTACAAAGACCGAACCGAAACCTATTAATATTGACGAAGCTGCTAAATTGAATGTAGGAGTTGAAAAAGTAAAGATACCGGAAGCACCGAAGAAACCTGTAAAAGCCGATGTTGATATTGAAGAAATAAAAGAACCGGTAAAAATTGAGAATAATGCTGATGTAGATATAAAAAAGAAATGGGATAATGCTAAAAAGTATGAAGGTAACAGCGATATTATTCCCGTAGGCGACAATGCGGTTGAAGGAAAATTTGTTTTAGTTGAAGCGGATTCTCCCACACCGAGCCATAATCCTAATGCTAATTTTCAAATGACAAAAGGATTTCCGACAACAAAAGAAGGTAAAACCGTAAATGACAGAGATTATTTTAACGATAAACAGGCACAGGCAATTGTGCTTGATACTGCTAATAAATATGATTTTAGAGCCGTAAAAGATGTGCCGGTTGTAAGTAAAGACGGTATAGTTTTGAGCGGTAACCAAAGAACAATGGCAGGACAATTAGCCGCTAAAAAAGGAACCGATACAAACTATATAGATTATTTAAAAGAGCATAGCCAACAATACGGATTTACCAAAGAACAGATAGCAGAATTTAAAAATCCGAGATTGGTATTTGTGCCGAATCAGGACATAGAATACACAACACAAAACTTTGCTTTATTTAATGCACAAGATAAGAAAAGCCAAAGTGCAATAGAGACGGCTGTAAGTTTAGGCAAACGAATTGACGAAGATACTATACAACAAATATCCGGTATTTTTGATAAGTTTGAAACTATGAGCGAGTTTAACAGTTCACCTGCGGATATTAAAGAAATAAGAGATATTTTAACCAGCAATAATATTATAAACAAAAATGATTTAGCAAAATATTTTGAAACAAGTTCTACGGGAAGTTTACAGTTAAGTGAAGTAGGTAAAGATTTTGTTGAAAACTTGTTATTGGGAACGGCAATAAAAGAGCAAGCATTAAGAGATTTGAGCTTTATTAAAAATGTAAGAACAAAGCTTTTAAAGAATCTTTTACCGTTACTTGAAAATAGAAGTTTGCCGGAAGAGTATCAATTACAAAACGATGTAGAAAAAGCCGTAAGGTTATTAGTTGCAGCAAAACAAAGTGGAGTAAAAACAATAACCGACTATCTTTCGCAAATGGACTTTTTTCAGGAAGAGAGTTTTACACCGGAACAAATAAAGTTGGCTCAATTGTTACAGCAGGAATATAAAAACATTAAAAGCACATTGACAAGTTATAACAGTCAAGCTGCCGATAATGTTAATTACGGACAAGGAGATTTATTAAGCGGCGGTAAACAGCAAACAAAAGAAGAAATATTAAACGGGATATTTAAAAATAATAAAGGTATAAAAGATATTGAGTTTGTAGAACCCGAAGAAAATAACAATGTAAGTGCAAGCAAAACAGATTTTAGCCAAAACATAAGGATTCAGTTACCGAAAGTTACAAAAACACATAACGAACTTATAAAGAAAAGTGAAATAATAGACCAGCTTGCTAAAGATGTTGATTTACCTGTAAGAATAGGCGGAACAGGCAGAAGAAACATTTTAGGACTTTATTACAGCAAAGAAGAAATGGTAAGACTGAAAGTTGCAAACGATATGTTGACACTTGCACACGAGATAGGACACCACGAAGAAAAAGTATTGTTCGGCGGAGTAGCAAGAAAATATAAAGATTTTACACCGGAAGAAAAAGAGTTTTTTGTAGAGTTAAAACCTTTGGCAACAAAACCGAAAGGGAACGAAACAAGAGGTAAAGTATTTAGTGAAGGACTTGCACAATTTATTTCTATGTTTGTAAATAACCCTGCACAAGCTCAAGCCGTAGCACCTAAATTTTATAAATTTTTTACCGAGCAAGCACCTATAAAAACACCGATACAGTATGAAGCATTAAAGAAAGCTCAAGCACAAATGAGTAAATATTATTCGCAAAATGCAACAAATACTGTTAAAAGCCATATTTCTTTTAAAGAAGAAAGCCCGAAACTTACGGTAAAAGAAAAGTTTGACAATATAACAGAAAATTTAAGAACACAATTATTTGACAGACTTGAACCGTTAAGACAAGCCGTAAGAAAAACTTATCAAAAAGCAGGTATGGAAATAAGTGATACGGAAGCTAATAACCCTTATTTTTTGGCAAGGTTATATTCGGGAGCGGTTGGAAGAGCAGAAGTATTTTTAAATAAACATACTTACGATTTTAAAACTTTGCAGAAAACAGGTAAAGCATTAGGCGACATAATTAAAGATATACATAACAAAGGCGGAAACTTAGAAGATTTTGCAAGTTATTTAGTAGCACACGATACAATAGAATTGGCAAAAAGAAATATAAACAGCGGAGTTGAACTTGAAGCTGCAAAAGAAACGGTTAATTTATTGAAACCGATATATGATAGTTATGCACAAGAATTATATCAATACAGATTAAGTTTGTTGAAAATGTTAAAAGACGGGCAGGTAATAACCGACGAAGCATATAACAATATTATAAATGCAGGTGAACGATATGCACCGTTACAAAGAGTATTGGACGATAAAGTAATTAAAACAGTTGGCGGCAGAAACTTTAAAAGTAAGAATCCGTTAAAAAGTATTAAAGGTAGCGGAAGAGATATTATCAATCCTTTAGAGACAATTGTTGAAGATACTTACAATGTAATTAAGTTGGTAGAAAAAAACAGAGTAGGACTTGCTTTAGCAAAGTTATCAAGGCTTGATAAGTCGGGAGCTTTTGTTTTTGGACCGATACACAAAACAAAAACCGTAAGAGATATTGAAGGAAACGAAGCTTTCGGAAGCGATTATACAATAGACGAAAACAACGAAATAAAAGTATTTGTAAACGGGAAACCCGAAATATACGAAGTTGACAAAAGTATAGCAAAGATAATGAACGGACTTACTTTATCTAATCAGATTCTTTATTCAAAGACTTTAGAAGCAGTTGCGACTTTGCCTGCTAAAATGTTGAAGTTTGGGGCAACGGATGTAAATGTTGCTTTTGCTTTTAAAAACATATTGAGAGATTTACCTGTTGCTTTGGTAAGCACCGAAAACAAATTTTCGGTAATAAGCGAGAATGTTTTAAAGTTGACGGTATTAGGATTAAAAGCACTTACAAACGAAAAAGCAAGGTTGGAGTGGAACGAAATAGCAGACCAAATGAATAAAGCAGGCGGCGGACAAAGTTTGTTAATAAACGATAACAGAGATTCAACAATAAAAGCAATAGACGATTTGAACTATAGCGGATATTTAGACAAAATTTGGAATAAAGTTAAAGAAAGAGATTTTATAGAAGCTGCTAAAACGGGAATTATAGGAACAACAGAAGCCGTAAGAGCTTTAGTGGGATTTTTAGAGCAAGTGCCGAGAATGGCAGAGTTTGTTTCTTCGCTTGAAGGAAAACCTTTAACAAAAGAAAATTTAGAGCAAGCCGGATTTAATGCAAGAAAAATAACTTTAGATTTTGCAAGCGGCGGAAATTTGGCTAAATGGATAAATAAATATGTTCCTTACGAAAATGCTTTTTTCTTAGGTATAGGTAAAATAGCAGAAGTTATAAAAACACCTAAGATGTTTAAAAGATTGTTGGGAGTATTAGGGGCTTATGCAATAATCAATGTTTTAGGAAGATTGATTAACGGAGACGACGAAGAGGTAAACGATGTAAACAGAACACAAAAATATACCAACTTTGTATTTAAAATAGGTGATACGATTTACAGAATACCTAAAACAATTGAACTTGCACCGTTTTATACTACGATAGATACGGCTATAAATGCAATTTTTGACACGATAAAAGGAACAAAAACAGATAAAAAAGAATATTTAAAAGACATTTACGGTTCTATTGAAGCAAATTTAGTGCCGAATGTTTTACCGCAAGTTGCAAAGTTACCTTTAGAATTATATGCAAATAAAAGTATGTTTTTTAAAACTCCGATAGTTTCGGCAGAATTGGAGAAGGTTTTGCCTGAATATCAGTATACCGAATATACAACAGAGTTGGCAAAGTTTATAGCAAATACTTTAGGTAATATCGGAATAAATAAAGGATTAATAGCGGCAACGATAGGTTCGCCTCAAAGGTTGGAATATATTGTAAACAGTTTAACCGGTAATACAGGAAAATATCTTTTTGAAAAAATAGACCAAATAGGAAGAGCGACAGGAGTTTTGCCGGATAAAGAGTATGAATTACCGGAAAAAACTTTAGCGGATATACCGTTTGCAAGAGCTTTTGTTATAAGATACCCGGCACAAAGCAGGAGTATTCAAGAATTTTATGAGAAATATAAAGAAATGAAACGATACGAAGATACTTTTAAATTGGCTAAAAAGAGAGCCGATATTGATACCGTTAAAGAAATGGCAATATATCAGTCTGTAAACAAAGTATCAAAAATATCTAAAAGTATGTCGGATATAAGAAAAGTGATTTTAGAGACTTATACAAACAAAGATATGAATAAAAACGAGAAAAGACAGACAATAGACGAATTGATGTTGACGAGATTAGCATTAGCAAAACAAGGTTTAAATGTTATGAAAGAAATTGAAGAAAATATTAAGGAGGAAAAATGATAACAGGACAAAATGTTAAAAATACTTATGTAGGAGACGGTTTAACAAGACAGTGGAATATTACTTTTGATTTTAATGACAGTTCACAGATTAAATTTAAAGTAAACGGAGTTGATGTTGCGACTAACTTTTCTTTAAATACGGTTACAAAAGTTTTGACTTATCCGACTGTAGAAAGTGAATTAGACCCTTTGACAAGTTCGCAAGAAATTGAAATATACAGAGATACTTCAGTTACACAAAACACCGAGTTTAATAACGGCGGATTGTTAAATGCAAAAATGATTGAAGACGGACTTGATAAGTTGACTATGATTGCACAGGAATTAAAAAATAAGATTTTAGGTGACGAAGAAGGAATTGTAAAAGTTTTACCGAGCGGAACGAATATTAGTAAACTTACTCAAGAAGGAGTTTACTTTGTAGTAAGCCCTGAACCTGCGGAATACTTGCCTAAATATCCTGTTGATGTAGAGAGAGCAAATTCACCGAGTTATTACAGAGCCGTATTATTAGATGTAAAAGGTTCTTTTCAAATAGCTTATTTTTTTAGGCTTTTAAGTGTAGTATCATCTTATACCCCTGTTTGTATAGCAATGAGGTATTGCGGATACTATAATTCGGGTTGGATAGAAATAGCAAGAAATTGGGCAGAACAAGAAACATTAAGAACCTATCCGGGTAATGCAATCTATATACCTACACAATATCACGGAGGAGTAAGCTACTTTTTACCGAATAAGGAATTTAGTGAAAATGACAGTTTAACAAGTTTAACATTAAATAATATAGAAGATACACCGAGACCTATAGAAATTTATTTCAGGACAGGAGATTCTTTTTCCGGGATAACAGCTTCGCAAATAAAAGGTTGGATAGGAAGCACAACACTTGATACAAACAGTGTTTATAAAATAACTATTACAAATTTAATAGGAAAGATTGAAAAGGTTACTTTGGTTGAATAATTACTGACTACTACAAACAATATTTTAAAATATGAATAATAAGGAGGAGTATTATGAGAATAAAACTTAAAGAGCAGTGGACAAAATTAGAAACTTTGGTAAAGCAACAAGTTGATAACAGCTTTGCTTTTTTAGCAAATAAGGTTTACCCTATACAGAACACCGGTGAGAAAAATATTCTTATAGGAGAGTTTTCTTCGGCACCGACTGCGGAAGACGGATATATTTTGAAACCGCTTGATATAAAAGTAGATTACAGATTAGAAGCAGGAAAAGACTTATATGTAAAAGGATATAGCGGACATTGCGAAGTAAATTTACAAGAGCAGGAGGACTAATATTATGAGTTTAAATTTTAATACAGGTTCTACAAGAGGCGGTAACGGCGGAGGAGGTTCTTCTGGAGTAGTAAGTTTAATTGCTTTTAATTCCGAACCGTCTACACCTTATATCCCCGGTTCTAAGTGGTATTATAACGGCAAGATATATACCGCTTTAAACAGCACGACAAAAGATAGCGGAGAAACTCCTTCTTATACTACTGACTATTTATTCAATGGGGTTTATTACCATTGGAACGGAACAGATTTAACAGCCATAGACGAATCAAATATAATGCACTTAACCGGAACAGAAATTGCTACAGGTGATAAAAAGTTTGAAGGTAAATTAGAAGCAAAGACCGTTAGTCTTTCCGATGTAAGCAGACAGGTAGTAACAACGGAATGGTTTGACAAAAAGACAAAAGGTGAAAGCACAAAGATTGGAGTAAGAATATATTACGGAAACACTGCGACCGTGCGACTTGGCGGAGCGGTAGGTAAAACATTTAGCCCTTCTTCCGATACGGTAAGAGGGGTTGACGATTTTGCAGACCACCCTGTTTTTGAAAAGATTGACTGTATAACAAGATACAACAGTGATACCGGAGAAAATGAAATATTTGTTAAAGGCAGTTGGGAATATAATGCTTTTAAAAATGTTCCCGGATATGACAGATTTTTAGCAAAAAAAATATTTTGGTATAAAGTAGTGATTACCGATGATTACATTGAAATTTGGCTAAGTGCAACGGCTGAAAAAGGTTATACACCTGCATTTACAGACAAAGACGGAAATATTGTAGGTTGGAAATATTACGGAAAGTTTGAAGTTTGTCAGGCAGAAGGTGCGGCTGATAACGGTTGCTGTGTAAGGAAAAACTGTATTCCTTTAACTAATAAAACAAACCAACAGTTTGAAGCATTGTTAAGAGCCAAAGAACAAAGATTAGAGAATTTAGAAGAGATAACTGCTCGTCAGTTGCTTGGTATAGTAAAATATGCAAGCCTTGATTGGCAGGCAAGTGTAGGACAAGGTATAACTACAGGTTGGCAAGACAGTAAAAAAGTTGCTGTTGCTTCAGGAAGTGCCGAAACTCCGGTAAGATATATAATTGTTAAAGCGAGTGAAATACCTGCTACTTTTTATCAGGATGTAGAACATAATGTAATATATTTAAGCAATTATACGGAAGGGTTTAAGCTTGAAAAACCTGAAGGAGAAGGCAGAGATTATGTTGAAGATTATACCGTTGAAGAAGACCCGACAGAATATAAGAAAATAAATATTGCCGGGAATGTTGCAACGACTACTTCGGTTACGGTATATTATGGATTAAAGTTAAGCGGTGGTGCTGAGGATATATTAGGCGACGACGGTTACCAAACAGCAAACGGAGATATAACAACGGCTTCAAGAAGACCTGTAATGTCGCTTGGTATATGTGAACCGTGGGGTAATGAACATAAAGCCGTAGGCGGTTTAATGAACAGAGTGCATACCGTTGACGACACTCATATAGCAACAATGATGAACAATCCCGACCCGAATAGAAGCGATTATGCTTATCCTAATGACAATAATGATAAAGAATGGGAAGAGATAGGAAATATAGGCACTGCAAGCGGCAATAATAAAAAGTTTGTGCCGAGTGCAAATTTAACTAAAATAGCATTTTTGCCGAGCAATGATAGCGGAAATAAGACTAATGATTATGCTTATTTAACTGCTACAAATGGACGATATTCTGTATGGTATGGCGGCTCCTGTAGTGATGGCGGTCGCTCTGGTGGGTTCTACTGGGCTTGTGACAGTTCACTGGCTAATTCTCTCCGTTATAGGGGTGCCCGCTGTGTTTTAAAATAGCCTTTTACGAAAAGGGGGTATTGGGGGAAAAATCCTTGTCCCCCAATAATAAGGGCGAAGCCCTAAAAATTTTATAAAATAAGCGAAAGGAGGTGGCTTAAAATGAAATATACAAGGTAGTAGGCAAGCAGTAAGAAGTATGTAGTTTGTAGTATGTAGTTCGGGATATACAAAAAGTGGCGGCTCCTGTAATAATGGCGGTAACTATGGTGGGTTCTACTGGAATTGTAACAATTCACTGACTAATTCTAACCGTAATAGGGGTGCCCGCTGTATTTAATATCAAAAATAAATATAGAAGAAGTTTTTATTGTTTGTATGTTCCGTGCCTCTTGGCAAAAATAGTGCAACAAAAGGCAGGCTTAGTAAGTTACTTATAAAGAGATAAGTAAATTTGAACAGTCTGAAAGATATAAAACATTGAGGTTTTATAATGAAAAGAGAAGGGTTTTTAATCACGGAAGAAAAGATAACAATTGATTATTGTAAGACAATAATCTTAAAAGCAGCCAAACATAAAGATAAAAGGAAAGCTGTTAAAAGAGTGCTTGAGAACCTTGATTTGTTTGCAAAAGATTTACAGAGAATTATTTTAACGGAAAGTTATAAACCGAGTCCGTATACCGTGCATAACAAGGTGGACGAACCGAGCAAAAAGAAAAGAGTATTACATAAGCCGGTATTTTATCCCGACCAGTGTATTCACCATTTGTTAATTGATTTAGTTCACGACAGACTGTTAAAACGGTTAGACCCGTATGCAATTGCTTCAATTAAAGGTAGAGGTATACATTTCGGATATAAGGCAATAACAAGGTGGTTACATAAAGATTATCACGGGACGAAGTGGTGCCTGAAGTGTGACATTAAGAAATGTTACGACAATATTAAACCGCAATATGTAGTTGCTGCTTTTGAAAAATTTGTAAAAGATAAAAAGTATTTGAATCTTTTAAAACAAGTAGCATTTTCAATGAATAGTTTACCTTTAGGAAATTATACTTCGGCTTGGTTTGAAAATTTATTGTTACTTGAAATGGACACGGCAATAAGAGAAGCTAAAGGAATAAATTATTATTTAAGGTATGTAGACGATTTTGTAAGTTTAAGTGCAAATAAAAAGAGATTAAGAAAATTAATTGTAATAATTATTGAGATGTTAGCAAAGATAGGTTTAAGGTTAAAAGAAAATTGGCAGATATTTAAAGTTGCCGACAGGGGCATAGATATGTTGGGTTACAGATTCTTTTATAAGTATGTTTTATTGAGGAAGAGAAACTTATTAGGACTGTTTAAAGCATTAAGACATTATATAAAGAAGCCTTGCGGATATTGGGCAAGAAGGCTTAGTTGTAGACTTGGCGGGTTGAAGTGGTTTAACAGTTTCAATTTAAAAAATTGGATAGAAAGTAAAATTAGCATAACGAAATTAAAAAAGTTATGTAATATAAAAACAACAAAAATAGGAGGACAAAGGTTATGCACAGAGTTATTTTAGACGAAAGACCGGAACAAGTAAATATTGAAGTATCGGAGAACGGATATAAGGAACTTACTTTGTATAGAAAAATTACCGAAGTTGAAATTGAAGGGCAGACAAAGTATGAAGCGGACTGTATAAAACAGCTTTTTCCGCCTATGCACAAGATAGATAAAAAAGATTTTACGGAAGAGATAATAAATTTCTATTTTGAGCAGGCAGAGAAAGAAGAGAAAGAAACTGAAAGAAATGAGCTGATTTTGCAGTTGGAGGCAATTGATAAAAAGACGATAAGACCTTTAAGAGCGATTGATTCCGGAGATTATACCGAAGCAGATACAAAGAAGTTAAAAGAGTTGGAATCACAGGCGGAAGCAATAAGAGCAAAGATTAAAGCTTTGGAGGCATAAACAAAATGACAAAAGAAATGCTTGAAATTTTATCTTCCATAGGGGTAAGCGGTATTGTTGTTGTTGCGATGTTTTATTTTTGGATTAAGAAGGCAATAACAAAAGATATAGTTGAACCTTTAACGAAACCGTTTGACCTTGAAATAAAAGAACTCCGCAAAGAAATTGAAGATGTAAAAAAAGAGTTAAATAAAAAGGATGATAAACTTGAGAAGATTTCTGATATGATTTTAAAGAATACCGAAACTTTAAACGAAATGAAAGCATTTTTTAATTTGATAAAGGGTAAGATTGAAGTAAGTTTTAAAGATAAATAGCGGGCAATACATTGTTCTTTTATATAAGGGATAACTTATATTGTGTTTAAGTGTTGCCTGCTTATAATAAAAAGTAAGGAGGAGTTATGAAAAAGTTGTATTTGAAGTTGTGCAGTTTTTTGTTTTTGTTTTTTGCTTTTGCAGTAAATGTTTTTGCGGAAGCAGCAGAAGCCGTAAATGCTAACGGCAATTTATTTGTTGATTGGTTTTACAAATATGGCGGTTGGCAAGTAGTAGTTGTTGTAGTTTGCTTTATTATAATTTGGGTAATAAGAGCAACGAAGACTAAGAAGGACGACGAGATATTGGATAAATATGTTGCAACGGCTATTGAATATGCTTTAAAAGTTATGCCGAAAGACAGTAAAATTGATTGGGTTAAATTTGTAGGAAATGCACTTGGAAAGTTTAACGAAATTTATACTAAGACAAATGAGTTGCCGCCTGATTCTAAATTGTATGATAAAGCAAAACAATTAATAGAAAATATTGCGGAACTTAAACAAATAGAACAGACTAAAGTAGCCTGAATATTGAAGGTTGCAAAATGGGGGCTTGCCTACCACCGAATCCGGACAAGCTCCTATATGCCAAAGATAGAGTTTACCGATAGACTTTATATGCCTATCAGTAACGAATTTGTAAAAGGGAAGTTTATTAAATTAACTTGGAGATTCTAAGTGGTTTTTATAATGTTTGGATTTTTTCTGTTTGGTGTGTATGTGGGAATGCAGATTAAATAACCTGCGGAGATATTTATAAAATGAAGATGTTAAACCTGTATTTATTTAGGACACATTTAAAGGAAAAATATTCTATAGGAAACTTATATCATATTTTTTCTGATTGTAAAGGGAAGAATATGACTATACTTTCTAAAGGTTATTTGTGCGATACATTGGAAGATAAATTTAGAGGGAATAACCTCAAAGACAAAAAGGTATACGGAGAGACTTGTATACCTGAGGGACTTTATAAGATTGTTATGACTTATTCCCCTAAATTTAACAAAGAGCTTCCGCAGATATTAAATGTTCCTTTTTTTACGGATATATATTTCCATAGCGGCAACATACCTGAACACAGTCTCGGTTGTGTTTTACCCGGAGAAAACAAAATTGTTGGCAGAGTAATAAACTCTGTTATCAAAACAAATGAATTAATAGCTTTGATAAAGAAAGCGGATGAAAGTTATGTTCGCATTAAGAATGTATAGCAACTGATTTGAGTTGTGCTTTTTGAATTGCTTTTTCTGCTTTGTCTTTGTCTATATCTTCTAAGAAGCAAGCCTTGAGTAATATTAAATAATTGATTGAATCGCCTATTTTTTCTTCAAGTGTGTTTTCGTCCGGCAAGATACCTTCCTTTTCATATTTCAAAATTAAGTCCGTAACTGATACGGTATGTTTATTTAACATACCTAACAAAGCATATTCACGAGTGTTACATCTCATTATTTTTTTTGCTTCGTTGAAGTTGTGTAACCTATCCTGTTTACTTGAATATTCTCTTGCTTTGTTTCCTAAAACTCTGTTAATTTCCGCAATACAACCGTTTTTAATTGTTTCAAATTCTTCGTTTGTCATTTGTTTTTCTCCTTAAATTCTTTCGGTTATTTAAAATTAAAGAAATTTAATATAAATTCCAAATCTTTAATTCTGTTTAATATGCTGTCGTTTTTACCTATTTTTATGTTATCGGAATATAACACTCTACCACTTAAATGTAATTTAAAATATATAATTCTTGGACTTTTAATTCTAATAAAAACACTTGTATTCAAATTGATTCTTTTCTCAAATAGATAATCGCCTATCTTATAATTTTCAGCATAAGTCATTTTCAATTTTTTATATCCATTAAATAACAAATACTTTTCTATCTGTTCATATCTTTTCATTGTTCCTCCTGTTACATTCGGCTTGTGCTTCAGCTTCAGTTAAAAAACAATCATATTCACTTGCATTTCTTAATTCGTTGTTGTATCTAAAAGTATATGAAACAAAAGTTTTTTTGTTTTCTCCTGTTATAGTATCAACTGTCAAAACTTTAGCCTTAACAAGATAAAACTTAAAACTATATCTACCTAACAACAAAGTCCAAAATTCATCGCCAACATTTAATTTAGTTTCTATTTTCATTTAATTCCTCGCATATTTTTTTTATTTGTTCAAACTGTTTATTCATTACTCTGTGCATATCCGCCGCAACTTTAATAAAATCTTCAAAAAGATTAATTAATTTAATAATAAACACTGTTGTTATAATTAATACGACACTAAAAATAATTGATATTAATATTAGTTCCAAAGTTTTTTCTCCTTTATAAAAATATTTTATTTAAAATTTTCTCTATTACATAAACCCACAAAATATGACCTATAATACAACCTATTACACAACCAATAGATATACATATTATTTGAATTATTATTTGCATTATTTTTCTCCTATAATCCTTATTATTTGATTTATCATATTTGCTATTCCTAACAACAAATCAACATCTTTTATTGTTATATTTTTGTCCTCTTCTTTTTGTAATGATAACTTGTCTATGATTTTATCGTTTAGTTTTTCTAATGTATTTTTTATTTCTTTTTTAAATTCGTTCATTATTTTTATCCTATAAGCGATTTTATTATTGCCCATATCTCAGCAGCTGTTTTGTTTTCTGCTATTTTAAGATAGCTATCAAATAATATGTTTCCTATATCTGTGAATCTAACTCTATAAGTTACATACATTTTTTGAATATCTATAAAATGTTCTTGAATATTTATCTCCCAAACATCTTTGTTAAGTTTTATTTTCTCTATAAGTTCTTTTGTGAGTTGTTTTACATCGGCGAATGTTTCGGGGACTTGCTCTACTTTTCTTTCAAATGCACAATCAAAATTAAAATTATTTACATACTCATTTATTTTTGCAATTTCTTTCCTTCCTTTTATACTGCTTTCTGTTTTAAATACTATTTTCTCTTTCATTTCTGCTCCTATACTTGTTTTATTTTTTGATTGATTTCTTCGTAGGTTTCTTCTACTTTAAGAGTTATTTCTTGACAACCTTTAATAGCAATATGATTATCTGCAAATCCTAAAATAAATTCAGGTTTTAATGCAATTTGTTTTTTTACTTTTAGCACTATCGGTGCAGAATTATTTATGATTTCTATACAATTTACTTCAATAAAACCTTTTGTTTTCTCCTTTGCAAGTAGTGCCAATATTGCATTTCTTAAAAGATATATTTCGTATTTTAAATCTTTTATTTCTGACAATATTCTGCCTGTAAAAAAAGCTATTGCTAATACACAACCTATTCCAAAAGCTATCATTGACCCTCCGTTAAACTTATAATCATTCTATACATTTGAGTGGGAGTTCTTTCGTAAGCAAAAGGTTCAAAACCAAGAGTGATTGTCCCGTCAATAAAAAAATATATACTATCGTCTATACAAATATATTCAGTTTCTTTCCCTTCTCCTTCTCTCCCAAATCTTATACCTTTAAGACCGCTGCATAACTTTTTTAATTCTTCAAAAGTTTCGGGAAGATTGAAAGATTCGTAGTCGGCTTTTAAATCTCTGAGTATATCTTCAATATCAATAAAATCTTTTTTGTTTAAATAATGTCTTTTATTTGTTCTTATTATTGCTATCATTTTGTTTCTCCTCAATTATAATTTTGAACCATTGATTAGTGTTTGGTAAATACTTCATTTGATTTTCTATATTGTTTTTTCTTATTGTAGTGAAAGGTATTCTTTTAAGACCGGAAAAATATAACACTAAATATTCTTTTGTTAAGTCTAACTGATAAGAATTTTCGGTATCGTAAGCAATAAACTTATCGTCTAAATCTCTTCCGCTAACCATTTCAACACAAATTAATTTTCCTAAAGTTTGATTGTGTAGTTTTGCATAGTTTTTATTAAATTTAATTTCGTTCATTGTTCCTCCGTTTTATAAAAAACTAAAAAATGAGTTTTATTCCTTTTGTGGCCGAATAAAGGCTGTTCGCTAAAACAATTTAAAACTTCGCTTAATCTTATTTGTTCTTCGTTCCATTTAAAGACCAAAGTTCCATTATGTTTTAAAACTCTCATACACTCGTTGAAGCCTTTAGCTAAATCTTCTTTCCATTTATCTTTACTTAAAAAGCCGTATTTTTTAGCTAACCAACTATTGTGGCCGACTCTTGATAAGTGAGGTGGGTCAAAAACTACTAAATAAAAACTCTCGTCGGGAAATGGTAACTTACGAAAGTCGGCCATAATATCAGGTTTAATTTCTAATTTACGGCCATCGCATAAAGTTGTATCTAAAAATCGTTTATCGCAAAACAAAACTCTTTTATCAGCTTTGTTAAAGTAAAACATTCTACTGCCGCAGCAAACATCTATTACAGGTTTCATTGTTTGACCTCTTTTAGTAATTCAGGGTTTTCATAAATATTGCCAATTACTTCTAATGTATTGTATGTGCAAAAAATATCGTCGTTGCTAAATATAAACTCTTTTTCAAACTCATCTGACCATTGGTAATATAAAAAAGAAGCCGTGTAACCTCTTGGCAATTTATGACCTGTTTCAGAAGAAATATAAGATAAAACCCAAAAACCATTTCTCCATACAACCTCTTGTAATGAATAGTTACCGTGCAATTTTTTGTTACAATTAGTTGGAAGTTTTGCAATATCTCCTTCATAAATTAACTTTCCGTTCTTGTCTTTAAGTCCTGTGCATTGCATAATAATATACTGATTATCATTTAGCAACCCGCTAAAACTTGTATGTTCTATTTTAGGTTTCCCGAATATACCGTTATATGTTTCTTCTGCGGAATAGTGCATTGTTTTTGCTTCTTTGTTCCAAGCTCTAAACATAAATCTATCTTGCATTTAAAAACTCCTTTTTGTATTTTTTGTTATAACAGCTTTTGCATAAATAAGGTGAATAATAAGTTATTGAGCAATTGTTACCGTCTATTCGTTGATATAATTCGTTTGTTTTCTTTTTACATTCTTCGCAATGTTTCGGCTGTTTTCGCCCTCTTAAATATTTTCTCGGCATTTTATAATGTTGAGACATTATTTTTTCCTTAACAAATTTTTATTTTCGTAGATGTTACCGATTATTTTAAAAGCTGTTTTCCGCCCTTCTTCGTATCCGACTTCGTTTAACAAAGTATTTATACCTTCACTGATTCCTTGCTTCTGAGAATTTACACAATGATACACATATTGCCAGCTTGAATATATCCACTCTACAACACCTATATAATTTAAAATACTTTCTCCTTTAATTTTACCGTTAGTCTCGTTTAAGTTGATTCTTTTATCTCTATATTTATAATCGTAAAAAGGATATAGATTAGGGATTACAATTATATCTCCTTCATAAATCCATTTTCCGGTCTTGTCTCTAAGTCCTGTGCATTGTTGAATAATTAAATCTTTTTCATTAAAGTCGTCGTCTTCTATATCAGTTCCGTCTTGCATTGCTAAAAAACCCGAATTACATAACATCATACTTTCAACCCAACATTTTTCCTTTTTCCACCATATTCTAAACCTGAATCTGTTTTTGTTTTGCATTTGAGACCTCCTATAATAAACTCATTTGAGAGTCTTCTTGTTTGGCTTTTTCCTGATAGTCTTTATATATCGCTTCCATTATTGCGATATGTTTATCGGCTACGGATTGTGTCATTCTGCCTTGCAATATCCATTTAGGATAACAATTCTTTCTTAAATCAAGTTCCCTTTTAATTTCTTTTAGTTTGGCTTCCGTTGTTACTTTTATTTCGTTTTGCATTTGAAAAACTCCTGTAATTTTTGGTTTCCGTATTGACCGGAAGTAATATTTATTATTTCTTTGATTGTGTATATTTTTTTTTCGTCAATTTTGTTTTGGTTTATAAAATTTTTAGTTCCAAATTCGCAAGCACCGGTTATTACTCTATACATCTTTATAGCTTCGCCAAAAGTAAGTGTTGAATTTAATGTTAAATCTTTATATTGAGATGTATCTCTGTTTGATATTTTATAAAGTAAACTTTTCTTTGCTTCTTTAATTGTTTTGCCGTGTGCAAAGTTGCCGTTACCGTCGGCGACAACAAAACCTACATTATCAATTATTGTGTTTGTATCTTCGTTAATCATTTTTATTTTCTTAACTTTACCTTTGGTTTCAAGAACAGCAGATTTTACATTGTCGGTAAAATCAATTTCAGTAATTTTGCCGTTATATAAACCGTAGTAGGTATTTTCTTTTAATTTTTTACCGTCAATTTGTGCCGTTGCAGTTGCTCTTATTTGCCATTTGCTGTTATTGTAAAACCATTCACAAAGGGCAATGTATGTTCCTTTAATACCTTTAATAACTCCGCCGATACCGCAATCAAAACAAACTGATTCTTTACCTTTAATATCGTGCTTTGCAGAATATCCCGAAGAAGCAACCTGTGCAGAATCTCCCGAAGAAGCAACCTTTGCAGAATCTCCCGAAGAAGCAACCTTTGCATAATTTCCCGAAGAAGCAACCTTTGCATAATCTCCCGAAGAAGCAACCTTTGCAGAATCTCCCGAAGAAGCAACCTTTGCATAATTTCCCGAAGAAGCAACCTTTGCATAATCTCCCGAAGAAGCAACCTGTGCATAATCTCCCGAAGAAGCAACCTGTGCAGAATCTCCCGAAGAAGCAACCTGTGCAGAATCTCCCGAAGAAGCAACCTTTGCAGAATCTCCCGAAGAAGCAATAATTTTATCGTCTTTCTTTTCGCCCGCTTCTTTTTCTATTGCCTTATAAAAATCTTCGGTAAATTCTTTAAGTGATATTTCTTCTCCGTTTCTAAAATATTTGCAACCGCCAAGACCGTCCGTGCAATTCCATTCGTTCAACAATTCTAATAATTCCAGCTCCGGTGTTTGTTTTCCTTCTGTATAAATTATTTTGTATTTGTTCATATTTTCTCCTTTAATTAAATTGCATATTGTAAATCTTTAATTAACTCTTTCTTTGTTTCAAATTTGTCGCTAATATAAATATTTTTGCCTTCGTGTAAAATAAAATAAAACCATTGTCCGCCTTTATCCTGCTTGAGTGTAACAAAATAACCGTTTATTTTTGCTTTATTATTTACAAGTTTTTGTGTAAGCTCTTTTAAGTAATTATTATTTTCTTTGAAGAATCTGTATCTTTTTTGGAACCATTCTTTTTGATATGCTTTTTTGTGTAACTTATTCTCTTCAATCATTATCCATTTCCTGTAATTTTCTCTGCTTCTTTTTCGGCTTAAAAGTAAATCCTTGTAATAATATTCTTTCGGTTTGTCGGGATTGTTTAACCGCCACAATTGTTTTTTCTTTTTTATTCTGTGTTTATTCTGCTGATAATACTGTTGCCAATATTCATTCATTTAACTTTGTTTCCTTGTAATAGTTTGTTAATAGTGTTATCTATTTTTTTGTTTGACTTTGCTGCTAATAACCAATACGGAGTTTTACCTAACTGCAATAACTCTTTTGTTTTAGTTATAAGGTCGGCATATAGTTTTTTCATATTTGACCTTTCAACCGTTTCAAGTTCGTGTCTGTCAAGTTTGTATTCCATATCTTCCAAATGGCGAGGCGACCCGACTAAATGTTGTAAGATAGGAGGCAACGAATCAAAAGCCTTTTGTGTTTCCTGAGGTATATCCGGGTGTGTTTTGTGCATTGCCGTTCTTAATAATTCCCAAGCGGTAGGAAAATCTAAAAAATCTACAGTCTTTTCAATTATCTTTTCTTTGATTCTGCCTATAAGACCATTGACAAATAACGGTTCTTTGCTTTGTATGAGTTCAAAAAGTGCTTTGGCAACTTCGGAATAAGAGTTATCTTTGAAACAGTTTATCCAAATTTCTATAAGAATATTGTTATCTGCTTCACCGAAATTAACTCCGGCTCCTTTACATATTGCTAAAATTTTTATTACTTCGTTCTTTGTCATTATTCCTCCACACCTTCAACATCAACAACATCTTCCTGCGGAAATATATTTACATCGCCGCCTTCTTCTTTTAACATCTCCAAAAACTCATTACTACTACTTTTGTTTTTAGGCTTGTCAAAAGCATTTCTACACCACCGCCTATATGCAGATTTCCAATCTTTCATTGGGTTACCTTTGCCTATTACCCAGCCGTTTGATTGATAATAATCCCAAAAATCGTCAATATAATCCGTGCTTAATTTCTCTTGAATTGCAAAGGTTTGTAAATCTTGCTTTGTTGGCTTTTGGAATTTTGGGTGCGGTGGCTTTGCTTCTTTTTCTTTAACTATTTCTTTTTCTTTTTTAACATTCTCATTTACATTAACATTTACATTTTCATTATCATTTACATTATCATTATCATTTACATTATCATTAGGTTTTAATTTTTCTGTTTTGGTTTTTGTTTGGTTATCGTTTGGTTTTACTTTGGTTATTATTTGGTTTTTAGGTCTACCACCTTTACAACCGTTTTCATACCGTTTGTTATTGGTATCTATTTGAGGTTTTATAAGTTCAAAAAACATATTAACAATAGGATTATCTTCTTTTGGAGATTCTCCTTTGAAGCAATAATCGCATAAAGCCTTTAAGCATAAAGATTGTTCTTCCGGCTTAAGTTTAGATATTGCTTTATAAAAACTGTCGTAAAAAACAAAACTGTTTCTTTCCATTATTTCTTTCCTATAAACTGATATTGTGCTACTCTGCTTGTGCCGAATCTTGTAGGAACATCTATCATTTTTGTTACGATGTTGTAATGTTTGCGGAGTTCAAATATAATTGCTCCAAGCCTCATACTGCCGTATTCCCTAAGTGCTTCAAGCGGGGTTATGTTTTTATGTTCTTGCAGATGTTTCAATACCATTTGTGTTTTGCTTATATTCATTGTTGAGTCTCCTCAATTTGTTTTAGTTCTGCGATTTTTGTTTCAACAAAACTTCTTGTTGAGCTTAATAATTCTGTATCGCTTTTAATTTCTTCTATTTCTTGTTCCGTTGCTATCCGATTCATTATTACTGCTTTTTTAAGAGTGTCTGTATGTCTTAAACAGGTTTGGTGCGAGTGCATTAAAAACAAGTGGCAATAGTAACAAAGACTCACTAAATTTTTTAAATTCCAGCGGTGTTTTGTTGAGCGGGCTTTTGTGATTATCCAATGGTGAGCCTGTAGGTTCTCAGTCTTTCCGCACATTAAACATCTGCCGTCCCTTTTTCTGACAATTCTACTTGCTATTTCGTCCGCAATTTTAATTAATCTTTTTATTGTGGGTTTCTTTTTTTTCTTAATCATAAATACTCCCGTTTTCCGGAGGTGGTATATATACCCCGATGTTCGTGCAATAACAAATAACATTATCAATAAACTGTCTCATTTCTTCCATTGTTGCATTTGATTTTGATTTTGTTACTCGTTCTGTTTCGTTGCCGACTTTGACTTCTTCATAAAAAAACTTTTTATTGAGAATATCGTTTGTATCTGATTTTGTAATATTCATAGAGCATAACCCTGTTTCGTTAATATAATCTGTTAAGCGAGGAACGATAACTCCCCAATAAAAAGCAAGCTGTTGTTTTGATTTTGACTTTGTTGAAGCCGCTTGAATTTTTACTTTATTAGTCTTTTTTAAAACTTGAAAAATCTCTTGAAAAACTTTATCAAGTTCTTGTTTGTTTGTTACTATCCATTCTTTTGACATTTACCTATCCTCTTAAAATGGAATCTCAGTATCTTCTTCTTCAACTTCAACAACTTCTTCCGCTTGACCTTCAGTTACAGACGGTTGTTCCGGTTCTGTTTGTGCTTGTCCGGTTGCTTTGACTGCTTCCTGCGGTTGTGCTTTTTTCGGAAGACTAAAAGCCAAAGATAAATAATTCTTTTTGTCCGGGTCGTTTGGTTCTTTTACCCAACAAGAAACATAATAAACTTGACCTGCGATTGTAACTTTGCCCATATAATCCGGTTGATTTTCCTGAGTTTTTCTATCGTTTAAAAACATTGCTCCGCTATTATCTTTTTGTTTATAATTTGCCATTTTTATATTACTCCTTTAGATGTTATTCTTACCGACGATTTTACATTGCTGATTTTTTTGTAAAATGCTGCGATTTCCGGCTTTTCTTTTTTAAGTTTTGCGGTGTCAATTGATTCCCTTACGGTCGGTGCGATGTAAGAGATTGTTATATTGCCGAGTTTAATTTGTTTGAGTTGCCTTGCTTCCATTTCAGCAAGTATTTTTTCTTTATACTCTTTAATAGTGATTTCGGCTTTTTCCATTGCTAAAACAGAATTTTCAAGTTCGGCAATTGCTTGTTCGTTGAGACATTGCAATTCTGCTTTCGGTTTTGATTCGCCTGCGAAATATGCTCTTACAATGTTTTCGCACTCTTCGTCTGATAATAATTCTATGGGTAGTATTTGCGGTTTTTCGGGGCTTTTTTCGGGCGGAAGGTGTATTACTTCACTACCGGCAACTTTAACATCCATTTGCCTAAGCATAAAAGCATATAAAGACATTTGTATTTGGACATATTCTTTATCCAAAGAATAATTACTTTTAATATCTCTTAATAAACAGGTAACCGAATCAAATAAATCATATTTACCCGCAAAAGAACCGTATTCAGTGGCTCCGCATAGTATTTGTTCGCTGTGTGTTGCACTTACCGGATGTTTTTTTATTAACTTTTTGAAACATTGAAATTCATAAGTCGGTTTTTTAGGTGATACTTTTTGCAATAAATATTGTTCTATTTCTTCGTGAACCTTATTACCTTTTTCTTGTGCCTTTTTTAAAACTTCCGGGTCAATTCCTACAAACTTATTACCTAACCAATTACGGACAATTTCAGAAACGGAAGGGATAACATTCCCGTTTTCGTCCGTGTATGTGTGAGTTGCTTCGTCAAATATTAAATTCATTATTTTTGTTCTCCTGTGATTTCTTCTTTCTTTGTTTCTCTTAATATTACTGCTTGCATAAAAAAGGTTCTGCCTTCGTTTTTGGATATATCTATATCGTCAAGAGATACCCTATAACCGTTTGCAATTGAAAGAGATACCATTTTGTCTAATGTTGCTTTTTGTTTCATAAAGTCAGTGGAGTTGTTGGCTCCTGCATATAAAGATAATTTTGTTTCAGTGTTGCTGATTGATAACTTAATTCCGTCTATTAACATATCCGTTAATTTTTCTTTAAATTCTTGATTTGTCATTTTATTTAGTTCCTCCTTTTATAACTTCTTTTGGTTGATTTTTTAGTTCTTGTGCTTCTTTTGCTTTCTCTTCCGGTGTCTTTTTAAACTTACTGTATTTATCAATGATTGTCTTTGCTTGTGCATAGGTTAATTGTTCAAGCGGTGTTTTTGTTTTAATTTTCATTCCTTTTAATGTGGCTAACTGTGCCGGTGTTATCATTGATATTGTTGCTGTTTTTGGTGCGGTTGTTGTTGTAACCTTCCCGGAAGTAGAAAACACAACATTTTTTTTACTGTCAATAATTTCCAAACTTTCAATAATGTGTTTATCGTTGATTTTTATTTTGGAAACTTGGAACCTTTCCGTAACCGTATATTTACCGTTTGCAGGTTTAATATATTCTTTTGCAAAACTAATAATAAACGGTGCGGTGTATAATTCTCTCCCGATACCCCAATTGAAGCAGGCTCTCTTAAAACTATCTGAAGCAAGCCCCTTTTCTTTTTCGGTGTTACTTTCTGTGCCGGTGTCTTCTTTGCTTATCCATTGATTTTTATCCTTATCCCAAATTGACACAATACAGTTTGCATTATCTCTTGTATGTTGCCTTTGCCAGCCTGTTGCTCCGACTGTTTCGTCTAAAATATTCATATCGCAACGGGCATCTTTATAAAGTAAAAGAGTGAAAAATTTTTCTTTTACCATTGCGACACGGACATCTATTTCATCCGCTTGTAAAACTCTAAAATTTAATTGCACTGATAACCTCCTTAATCCTGAAAGCCGTTATAATCCGGCATACTTTCATAAATATTAATTTGTTCTTGTTGATAGCGATTTTCTTTGATTAGCACGATGTTCAAAGTTACTGATAACATAAAAGCGAAAATGAAAGATAAAATAAAAATACCTTTTAATTCTGCTTTTCTTCTCTTGGAAAGATAAACATCTTCCCTTACTAATTTGCCTGTTTTGCGGTCTAATATCCATTTTGTTTTAGAAATGTTAGGCACTTTGCACCTCCTGTTTATAGCCCCATTGTTCACGGGGTTTGTTTAGGTTGTGCAAAAACTGTTTGACAGTTGCTACCCTGAAAATGTAATGATGTGAAATGTAATTTTTGTAGGGCAGTCCGTTTGCGAGCCACTTCCTGAATGTAGATTTTGACGGTCTTATACCGCCGTTGATTTCTTGAGCGAGTGTTAAAACTCCCTCAGAACTGCAGAGTTCTTCACCGTCATAAGTCCAGAACTCTTTTTGTTTCTGTTTCATAGTCCGCCTCCTGTTTTTATTTTTAAAACACTTTAAAAGTGTTTAAAAAGTTGCGAAATTAACTAAAATAAGTTAAACTATGCTGTAGAACAAAGAAGGCGGTTCTTTGGATTGTTGTTTGACTTTGGATAAAGAAGCAACAAAAAAACTACAGCATAGTTTGCAAGTGCTTGCGACACTTGTTTTATTTACTTTTAAAATTTTAAAGATTTTTAACATCTTCTTTATCCTTTCTTTTCGCCTTTTTTGTTTTTACAAAGTTATTTTATTAACTAAATTAACTTTCTTAACTATCAATGTGGTTATTTTAGTTTATTTAAAAATTTTTGTCAAGTGGTTTTTTACCGTCGGAGAAAAAACAAAATGCAAAATGATTTTACAATTCAATTATTAACTTTGTTACAAAAAAAGAAGTTAAATCAAAAAAGATTAGCGGCTTTAATTGGAGCAAAAGAACCGCTTGTTTCTCGTTGGATAAATGGGAAATCTAAGCCGACGACAAAATCTATGGTTGCTATATGTAGTGCATTAGGGCTTCCGCCTGATTATTTTGAGGACGACAATTCAATGAATATAAATAATTCAAACATCGGGAATAACAATACAATTAATAATAGTAATAACCAAAGATTTGAACTACTTGAGGAAAAAATAAAAAGATTAGAACTTGAAATAGAATTGTTGAAGAGTAAAATAAAATGAAAATAACAAAAAAAGATATTATTATCGTCTTATTAATTTTGCTTTTGTTTTTGATTTGGGGTTGTCTTATGGAGTTATCCAATATAACAAGAGAATTGCAAGTTATTGATACTACAATAAGCAACGGATTGAATAATATTTCTTTTGCAATAAATCCGCAACGGGCTTTTTTAGGTGAAGAGTTGCACGGAGATTTAGCATATTCAGTTTCAAACCATTCAATAATAAAACAAGTAAGAAAAAATATTAAAAAAGTTGACAACAAAATGATTATAGATGAAGCAAACGAATTATTGAGAGAAATAGAAGAAGAAAAAGACCCTTTAAACTTAGGAATATAAATTGAAAAAGTTATTAATTGCATTTGTTTGTTTTGTTTTTGTCTTCTTTGGTTCAATTAAAAGCGATGTTTTTCATAAAGATAACTGTTTCTATGTCGGAAGAATAAAAAGCCAAAATTTAACGACTTTTAAAACATATAAAGAAGCAATAGACAAAGGTTATAGACCTTGTAAAGTTTGCAGACCTTCTAAATAGGCGGGAAGTATGAATAAAACTCCTTATCTTTATCTTCGTGGTCGTGTGTGGTATTGCGATTTTACTTATCGTGGCATAAGATACCGTAAAGGGCTTGATACTAACAAGTCAATAGCACTTGACAAGTTGAAGAAATGGAAAAAAGATTTAAAAAATCAAAAATATACACCAACAGAATTTAACTCTTTTGTTCGTCGGTATTTAGAATGGGGTGAGGTCAATAAGAAAAAACAAACTGTTTACAGAGATACTTTAGCACTTAAATATTTAACAGACTTTAAAAAGATTAAAAATATAACAGATATTACACCGTTTGTCTTGGACGAGCTGAAGGCTTATTTAATAAGAAACGGGAAAAATGCACAAAATATTAATAGAGTATTGACCGCCTTAAAAGCAATGATGAGACGAGCTGAAGAATGGGAAGTTGTAGAACCTAAAAAATGGACAGTTTGCAAACAAATAAAAGTTCCAAAAGGTAGAGTTCAATTTTATTCTCGTGAAGAAGTAAAAGAATTATTAAAAGTTGCTCCTGATAATTGGAAATTGATTATTTGGCTTGGGGTGTGTTCGGGTTTAAGAAGAGGTGAAATTGTTAATTTGCAATGGAACGATATTGATTTTGGTCGTAGAATAATAACTATTCAACCTAAAAAAAATTGGTGTCCTAAAGATTTTGAATGTAGAGATATTCCGATAGTTAAAGAATTGTTTGAGGTATTAAAAAAAGCATTTAAAAACGACCGCAACGATTATGTTGTTAAGACAGAATATAATAAGCCTTTTACTTTGGATGGATGTAGTAGAGGTTTTATTGATAATATTGTAAAAAAAGCTAAATTAAAAGGTTCTATGCATACCCTACGGCATACTTTCGCTTCTTGGCTGGTTCAAAATGGTGTTGATTTATATACTGTATCAAAGCTTTTGGGGCATAGTTCTATAAAGTCAACTGAAATTTATGCTCATTTGTCGCCTAATACTTTTTTGTCTGCAATGCAAAAATTACCTGAAGTTAATAATAAACTTTAATGTATTGTAAAGTATTTTTTTGTGTGGGGTTTTGTGTGAGGTTTTGTGGCTTGTTTCAGTTTTTAAAAGTTTTTTAAAGTTCTTTGATTTTTATTTTTGTCGTCAACAACTTGTTAAAATATCAAAAATTTTAAAATAGGCGGTGTTATATATAACAGTCCCGCCCTCGGCAGGTTTTATCCTCGTATTGTGGGGAATTTTGTGGGGACTTTAAATAACAAAACATAAAAAAAGGCTGTGAGAAATACATACTCACAGCCCTTTTATTTTGGGTTCATTACATATCATATTCAATTACTATATAATCAATATCGCCGTTTTTTAATAGCTCGTATTCTTTTTGATAACCTTGTAAAAATTCTGCTATTTCTTCTTTTTCGCTTGCAAGTTCTAAATCAACATATATTTGGTATGGTGCGACATCTGAAGCATAATCATTTATAAAGTCTATGTCTCCGGTTAATACTGTTACTATCCTTGTTATTTCTACTCCGTTTTTTCTTTCCATTGTTTTTATCTCCTTTCAAATAAATGTTTAAATAAATTTGAACAATCTATATAAATATACTCTTGTTCGTTTATTTCCCTGACACAATTCCAATGATATGAAGCCCTATCTAATCCGTTCCAAAACTTTTCAAACCCTAATAATTTAAAAGCTTCTTCGCAACTGATTTTTTTATCTGTTATTTCGTTTGTTTTGTTATAATAAAATTTTGCGACTTTTCTTCCTTCAAAAACTTGCGGGATGTCTTCCGGTCTTTCTCCGAGTTTTAATAAATAATTTACAATTTTTTGTTTTTCTTCTTTTGTTATTTTCATTGTTTTAAAACCTCCTTTAAAAATTTTCGTCCGGGTCGGCGGTGTATATGCTTTCATAATCCATAATTTCCGCTCTTAATTCCGCTATTTGGAACCTTTGATTAAATACCTGAATTAATAACATCATACAAATTAAAACTAAAATTATTGTTGCTTTCTTCATTTTCTTAAATCCTCCTTTTAAAATAACCTTGTATTTAATTTTGTAAAATCTTTGAAAATTTCTTCCAATTGGTCGCAATATATGTTTTTAAATTCTTTTTTCGTTTCCTTCCCTACCCTGTATTTTAAAAATTCTAAATCGTAAGTATCCATTACATTTAATTTAATCCTTAAATAATTAAATCCGCTTTGATTTCTCATAAATTTAAAAACAACCCCGTTTTTTATAGGGTAAATGTTTTTTGCTCCTACCATAAAACAAAATTTATTTCCGCCGAGTTGTTCAAGTATAGTTTTTGCAATTAGTCTGTTTGTTTCTGTGTTTGCTTCTTCTACTGTTTTTTGCATTGCTTCAAGTAAATTATTTAACATCTTAAAACCTCCTTTTTAATTGTATGGATTATCAAAAATTGCACCTTCCGGAAGATACTTTTTCTCTAAAGTTCCCAACATTACCGCTTCACCTTTTTTGGATTTTATCCATATTGTTACTTTTCCGTCTTTTTCGTCTCCCCATTCAAAATATCTAATCATTGTTAAATCCTCCTAAATTGGCGGGGTTATTAGCCCCGCCGTGTTTTATTTAATTTAATTTTAAGTTACTGTGTGCCAATATCCAGTCTGTCGCTTCCTGTGCCTGTTTGCAAGCATTCAATAATAATTTCTCTTTGCTTTTTTCTGTTCTTATTGCTTTTAACCAGCTTGCTAAATATGCTAAAATTTGACTGTTGAACATATACGGATAGCCAAGCTCACCGGCTACCATTCCGGCGGTAATTTCTGCGATTAATTCTTCTTTTGCATAATTTTCGTCTCCGAAATGTCCGCTTAAGTCTCTATTTAATCTCTTTTGATGTCCGGTTGAATGTGCGACCTCGTGAGCAAAGGAACTGCAAAGTTCTATTAATTTTTTATAATTCTGAGTTGGTGGAACATTTACCGTATCGGTTATAGGATTATAAAAAGCGGTAGAAGTTAAATTCCTTGTAATTGTTAATCCTTCAATAGAATTAAAAAAAGCTTCTATTTTTTCAACCTCTGCGGGGTCAAAAGAATTTGCCGGGATGTTTTCCTGATAGTTGTTGAAGCCTTCAACATCTGCACCATTAAAAACGGTGTATAATCTGGCAACTAAAAATGTTTCCTTTTTCTTTTCTTTGTTTCCTTCTTCTTCGTTTAATGTGTTTGTTTTGCCTTCTTCTTGTCCTTCCTTTCCTTCTTCTTTTTCTTCAATTTCTTTTTCGTATGCTTTCCAAAATACAACCGGAAGTCCTTTCGCTCCTTTCTTAATCCTGAAGCCTGCTTCTGTCCACTGTTTGAATGTTCCGTATTTGTTGCACTGTTTCAATGATGTTACTAATGATAAAAGTAACATATTGACACCCCTATAACTTTTTTTAGAGAAATTATTAATTGCTCTAAAATCTATTACAGGATTTTCCCATTTACCGTTGAACCCTTCCAATAATTCAACATACTTTACCGCTAATGTGTTTATTGCTTCTTTTTTCATAATCCGCCCTCCTTTTATTTTATTTTTTAATTATTAAATTTTAATTTTTAATTATTATAATATACATTTTAAAATTTGTCAAGTATTTTATTTTTAAAACCTTTTAAAAACACTAAAAAACACTAAATTTTTAAAAATCTGTATAGTATTTGTTCCGACGATAAAAAATTAAAATATAATACAAATTGTGAAATTTTTGTAAAATTTAAAATTTAATAGTTGACAATTAAAAAATAATAATTTAAAATTAAAGAAATGAAGCATAAAAAACATAAAAAAAGGCGGGTAAAAAATGCAGATAAAAAAAGCAGAATTAAAAAAGATGTATGAAACGACAAAGACCGTAGACCTTGCAAAAAAAATAGGTGTTTCCGTTCCTACTCTGATTAGAATATTGAAGCAAGCAGGCATTGAAACAAAGGGTTCTGGGAATAGACAGGCAACCGGAAGGAAGGCAAAAAAAATAACAATTGTTGATTAGTCAGGGAAAGCGGTGTTTGTTGTTTGTCGTCCTTTAAAAGCATATTTTCAAAGGTATATTATCATTAAAGAAAAATAATTATTGCCTAAAATCTCAAATATGGAAGCTATAATTTAAAATAATAGTATATAATTTTAAAAAAATAGGCGGTGTTTAAAGCTATGAACCTATTTTCTCACCAATATCATAACATATAACATCTATTACATTTCATTCTTTTTCGTTTCTTTCACAAATAAACATAAAAAATCATTTAAAAATCAATTTAAAATTAAAAAAAATAAATTTAAAAAACCTATTTTTTAAGTTGGTTTTTGTTTGTTTGTATATAAAAGGAAGCATTTTCCCGTTAAAATTTAAAAATCTTTAAAAGTTCTTTTATTTAAAAATGATATTATTTCCGGTGTAAAAATATGTTTTTTAATATTTCAATGTTTAAATAGTTCCGGATGTGTTTTTATATTTAAAATAAAAAAGATGTAAAAAAACAGTGTTCCCGTAAGTGTAAATAATATATTTTAAAGAATTTCCCCACAAAGTCCCCACAAAGCAAAGTCAAAAACAAATAAAAACAACTGTAAAATCAACATAAAACAAATAAGGTATTAACTGCCCTATAAAAGCATTTAATATAAAAAATGGCTTGTTTCCTGCCTTCCTGAGTGTTTCCCGGTGTGTTTGTTTGCTTTGTTTCCGGATGTTTAAAAATAGGAAAAAAATGACTGTTTGGAAATGTTTGGAAAGGGTGGGGAGGGGGAGCCAAAACGAGAAATAAAAGAGTTTTAAAAAGCTCTTCAAAAATTTTTTTTATTTTTCCAAAGCCGTTTTTTTTAGCCAAGAAGAATCAAAAGAAAGAAGAACGAAGTTATTTCCAAAAAGGAAATAGGTTGTAAATTATCTTTCCGAAAAGACAGAAATTCAAAAACGATTCTGAAAAATTTTTTTTAAAAAAATCCGTAAAGCGAAATTTAGGTGCAAATGATTTATTGACTACTTGAGACAATAATTTAAAATTTTAATTGTTGAAAGAGGTAAATGCGAGAGAAACAAGAATGAAATCAAAGAAGAAGAATGATTTAAAAGAGACTGAGAAGGTAGTAAAGAAGTTACCGTCTTCCGCTTTTGCGAAAGGAAATCAATTAGCGAAAGGACTTTATAAGATTCGTGAGTATGCAAAGGCAGTAAAGCTAATAGCTGAAGGAATGACAGTAACAGAAGCTGTAAAAGAGGCAGGACTACATATCAACTCTTTTTACAATATAAAAAATTCGGACCCGAGACTTGCGAAAGTTTATTATGAGGTATTGAAGAGAAGGAGCGATTTAGATTTTGAGAATATAAGAAAAGAGATAATGAATTGTGATAAAGACACAGCATTTGCCGCAAAGATAAAACTTGAATTTTTGAGGTGGGAAGCTGCTAAGTTGAACCCTGAAATATTTGCTGATAAACCTGAAAGACCGCCTGTAAGTTTAGAAATAAACATAGGTGGCGAAGTAATAAAAATAAACGATAAAGGAAAGAGCAAATGAAAGTAAAAACATTAAATGCAAAGCCGGTAAACAAAACAATGGTAATGAAAGTAAACGAATATCTTTCAAGATTGTTTAAAGGATTGAAAGTAAGCGAAGGCAAATTAGATAAGCACAATGTTTTTTTTACTGATTACAGGGTAAGGCAAGGAAGAAGAATCGGGGCGAGCAGAAAGCAGTTATTAAGAAATAAGATGTTATTAGCAAAAATATTTTAAAGAGGATAGAAAATGATTTGTAAAGATTGCGGGAAAGAGTTTGAACTTACTGAAAGAGAAGTTAAGTGGTTTGAGCAGAAAGGGTTACAGGCTCCGAAAAGATGTAAAGAGTGCCGCATAATGAGAAAAGAAGAAAAAGAGAATCAATTAAGGCGGAAATAATGAGCGATATAACGGAAGAACAATTAGACGAAATAATAGATAGTGAAGAAAAACAAAAAGAAGAAGATAAGCAGAGTTTAGTTGATTTAGAAAATATTTTAAATAGTGATAGCGGACTGAGATTTATAGCGAGATTGATATTTGAAAACTGTTTTGTATTTACAAATGCTTATACAAATACCGATAAAGCAACAAATTACAATTTAGGCAGACAGAGTGTAGGGCAGGAACTTATAAACAAGATAAGAAGTTTAAATAAGGATTATATAAGCAAATTATTTAATTATCAAAAGGAGAATGAAAAATGAATAACGGACAACAAACAGATGTAACACCAAATAACGGAGAGCCGAATACTCCCCCTGCTGCGAATCAGCCGCCTGAGGCGGGTCAACCGACTCCTGAACCGAATAAGCCTGATAACGGGAATCCTGATAACGGAGCAGATAAAGGCGATAAAGGTAACAATAAAGGCGGAGACGGCACAGATAAAGGAAATAAAAACGGGTCTGAACCGGGAAAAGATAACGGTAAAGAGCCGAATAAACAGGACCCTGCAAAGCAGGAGCCTATTGAATATAACTTAAATGTTCCGGAAG